TACGCAGATAAGATAAATGAACCCATACGATTAAAAGAAAATATTAATCCAAGTCCAGAATTTCTTAGATTTGCTACTTCAAACGCTAAAGTCACTGATTATGTTACTCATGCCAAACCTCTTCTAGAAAAAGGAAAAGCATTATTAAGACGTTTTTTCTAAAAATGTCTATAAATTTAACTATCGTAGATAATTTTTTACCTGAAAAAGAATTCAATAAAATATACGATAATATTTCTTTTTTAGAATGGAGCCATGATTCTCATTCCCTTTCTGATGAACGAAAAAGAGATCTTGATAACTCTCCTCATTCTTATCACATATGGTATTCCAATGGACCTCTTGCTCCAAAGGATTTTTTAATATTTACAGAGGCATTAAGAAACAAATTTAATAAGGAAATAGTTCATTGTGAATTAAGTTCATGGACTTGGGTTAACACTAAAGAACCTCTCCCTCACATAGATTATGTGAAAGATAAATGCGAACAGCAGCTTATTTTCTATATTAAAAGTGATGAGAGAATAAATGGCGGTACTGCTTTTTATAGACAAGATAAAAAAGGTAATGAGATTGATGTCCATGTGGGATTTAAAGAAAACAGGGCTATTTTATTTGAATCAAAAGATTGCTTGCATACTCCTTTATTATGGAATTCTAAAAATAAAACAATGGGAAGGTATTCTGCTGTATTTCAATTAGTGGTCAAGGATATACACACATTATGAAACCTAAATTTAATTTTCCTCCTAATGTATACGGCGAAACTCGACTAGGACTACAGAAGAATTATCGAAATAACTTATTAGCCACCATTGAATTAATGAGACGAGGAAACAAAGACGGACAAGCTTTTTCTAATTACGGTTTTGGATGGCAGTCACAATTCCTGCCTCTTGTGGGAATATACGAACCTCTTGTTGAAGCTATAACCCAAAAAGCTATTATTTTTTTAAGAAATATAGGTGAAGAAATTTCCACATTTAATTTTAAAACTATTACTATGGAAAATTTATGGGCTAATATAAATTATACTAATGACATTAATTGGCCACATAATCATGCAGGAGATATTTCAGGAGTTTATTATTTACAGACTCCTAAAAATTGTGGAAACATTGGACTTTTAAATTTTACTGGTGTTACTTCTGAATTAGATCTAGCCTTGCAGGACAGAATTATAATTAAACCTTTAAAAGCTACTATAGATAAACTTATTCTTTTTAATTCCTCGTGTTATCACCGAGTTTTTAAAAATTTGAATAAAAAACCTAGGATAAGTGTTTCGTTTAATATGAAAATTAAGAATAATTAGGATCGTAATCGCGCCAGGTCTTTCCTTCTGCGGCAGTTCCTAGTTCTCCGCCTCCGGCAGCCATAAAATCCGTATGGGCCTGAGAAATTTGCCCTTGTCTTGTCTCAACCCAATCCAATAAATCTTGAACAGTCGTGGATCCATGAACAACATCACTTACAGAATTTAAACTTACATTTCCAGTCATATTATGGGCTTCATCACATTTTTGCACTTCATTCTGGCCTGCTAAATCATTCCATATCACATAATGAATTGAATCCGCAACACCATGAGGAAGCGCAGGCATAGAGTTTCCTCTATCCACCCACTGAATTTGAGAATTTCCATCATCATTTGTTCTAATATAGTCTTCGTTTGATATTACAATTTGTGTCGCCATTATTTTTCCTAATGTTTAATAATGTAGTTAACCACCACGTACGGTGAAAAAGTATTGTTTCCTGCCGCGGTTACCGCACCCGTTAGAGCGCCACCACTTGAAGTTACTGCCACTGTTCCAGTTAGAGATCCCGCTAATGTATGAGAGTGAGTATGTCCTGTTCCTGATCCTGTTGATCCAGTAACACCCCACCAATATTGAACACCACCTACACCTCTTTGAACAGGTGAAACGGTGTCAAGATTACCAGAGTGACTGTGACTCGCTAGTTGAGCTGTAGTTAACGAAGTAGTGGAAATAGATCCCGTTACCGTTACCGCTTGGTTGTTGGTTACAGTATTAGTCACCGAACTTACCGCTTGGTTGTTGGTCACGGCCACCGTCACGGTGTTCGCGCCTCCCGTTGCAGCTAGATTGTAAGTATTGCCATCATATCCTTGAGGACTTTTGCCTTGAAGATCAGGGACATTGAAAGTTGAAGAGCCATTTCCCACGCCATAAGTTGTTCCTATGACAGTGAAAAGATCAACATAGTCCGTTCTTGAAATAGCCGCTCCATCACATAATACATAGCCGGCAGGAGCTGTTGCTTTGCCCCAAGGCTTGATTGCGCCTACTTCACTTCTATTTGTAAAATCCTGTAAGTTACTCATTAGTCGTTATATTTCAACCTCCACCCGTATGTTGCATTACTGTATACCAAAGAAATTGCAGCACTGTCAGTAGAAATTGTCATATTTGCGTCCAGTCCTTGAATTGGCTGTGAATTTCTATTGATAGTGATGTTATTCGTAGCCGCGTTTCCTAGATCAACAACCTTACACTGATCCCCAATGCTTGGAGAAAGAGGTAAAGTATATGTTATAGTTCCTGCGTTCGTGTTAGCAAAAGCGTTTTGCCCTGCTGTTAAAGTAGTTCCATCCGCCACTAAAGTCCATGTTTCATCCAAACCTGCCAGAGACAGAATGTCATACCAGTCAGTGCCATCCGTTGAAACAAGACGGTACTTTCCGTTAGTAATGGTAAGCGTATTTCCTGTAGCCCCTAGACGTGCTGAAATGTCAGCTCCACCAGTGATATTGTTATAAAGTCCATAAGTTTTTTGCGTTGCTGGAAATTGAACAGTATGAGTCGTGGAAACGGTTCCTGTGAAAATTAATTGATTTTGTCTTGATTGGTTGTTAGCTGCAGTATCGGGTCCGTCGGCATTAGACAGAGTAGTAGATGTGCCTGTGGTAATAGCTGGAACGGCATAAACGCCTGCAATGGCGAATTCAAAAACCTGAGAAAAGTTGTTGTTGGTAATGGTTCCCCATGTACCTGAATTTTCTCCTGTTACCTGTAGTTCTGTTCTAAGACCCGTCGAATACGTTACCATTTAATCTCCTAATAACTTTTTTAATGATTTTATGCAGCCTTGTCAACTTCTACCCAAATGGCTGTTTGCGAGTCATCCACTTCTTGCCAGAAGGTTCCTCGTAATGTTCCTGTACTAATTGTAGCAGAATTCCCCGTTGCTGTAAAGACAACATCCGTGCTAATATTTAAGGTTCCTATAGAAGCTGTAGCGGAAACATTCGGTGCAAGATAACCTGATATCTGACCGGCATCGCCAATATAACTTGTTAATCCATTTCCCGTAACCGTGATGTCAAGATCCGCCGATGCCGTTGCATCGCCCGCATATGAAGTTAGACCATTGCCATCGGCATCCACATTAACGTTACCAGTGACCGTTTCATCCCCTAGAGAAGAAGTCAGTCCCGCTGCTGTCAAAGTAACATTACACTCCCCTGTAATGGTAGAGGATCCCAAGGATCCCGTTAATAAAGTTCCCGCAGGTTCTACTGTTGGACTAATTTCTACTACTACATCTCCAGTACTAGCATCAAGTTCAGGTTCTGAAGCTGCAACAACCGTTATCGTTGCATCAGCAGTGATTGAGTATGATCCAATACTTGTTGCTGCCTGAACTCCTGTTACAAAAATAGAAGTAAGAATGCTACCTTCGCTGACTGTGGCACTCTGTCCTGTTACTGTAATATCAACATCCCCTTGGAATGTCATATCCCCAGTGCTTGTTGTCGCACTGGCTCCCGTTAAAGCATATGAACTTTCTAAAGTTCCCCAAAGATTATCACCCCATCCAATCTCTGTTCCTGTATCGGCATTGAAGCCACGACCCCATCCTGACTGATAAGCAGTATCCACAGTTTCATCCCCCAAAGAGGAAGTGAGTCCAGCAGCCGTAGGGCTGACGGACGCCGTTCCTGTTACGGAAGCTACATCATTAGTATTGGAAGTGAGTGTCTGTGATTGTACGACAGTGACAACAGCAAGACCTTCTGCGGTGGCATCACCAGCAGTAGACGTACCATAGACGCCGGTAAGCGTGATGTTGCAATCACCCGTAATAGAAGCGGGCGCTGCGGTACTCGACGTAAGGCCGTCACCTGTCGCGGCAACCGGTGCGTATTCTCCCCATGCTCCACTGCCCCAAGTCTGTCGTCCCCATCCTTGTAAATGTTCTGAAGTAGACGCTGTATTAGCCGTCCCTCCCATCCCTGAATGGGCTGAGCAATAATAATAAAGAGTTGGAGCACTAACAGCTACAGTTATTTCTGTATAAGCTCCACCACTTCCAGGGGTACCACTCGTGGTTACACCCGTTGTGTATTCAATACCCCCTCCGTGAGTTCCATCAGAAGTGATAGAAAGACGTAAAGGATGGCTAGAGTTACTACTATCCGCTTGATCAAAGCGATATGTATTGTCCTCTATTAAGTTTAATGTCGCCTGTGTAACGCCATCAATGGCAAATTTATGATTCGGATGAGAACCTACAACAGTGACCGTAAAGGTCTGCGACATAAATCATCTCCTTGTTTTTATGCGATCCTTAAAATTGCAGCAGTCGCTTCAGCCGCTGGAAACGTAATTGTAAATGTTCCTGCGGTCGAAGTTTTAACTCCACCAAAATCTAAAACACAAACAGATGCATTGGTTGTTAAACCTGTAACAGTTGAACTATTATAAATTACAGCAGCTTGTGCTGAAATAGTTGCAGTTGTAAATGATAAGTCTGGTGAAAAATCACACACAGCCGTATCAGTTGATAATACAGGGGTTACTGATGTTAATGCTCCGCCGCCTTCTGCATAAGTGCCTGAGGCTCCGACTTCATCGGTTTGTTGAAAAACAGTTGTTGATTTACTTAAAGTTGCTTCACTATCGTAAAGCGCTAGTTTAAAAGCGTTCCCTGTCGTAGCCGTAAAATCGTGTAGGCCTTTCAGGATCTCCACTTTAAAACTGTTAGATACAGCTTGAGTAATTGCCATAATAATCTCCTATGGGTTCCTTGATTCGAGAGGGATACGAATAACGCCGTCCCGAAATTCGTCTCTACGGTCACGCCCCATCTCATATGTGGCGAGAGCCTGTACAGACTCGTTAAACATTTTATCATAATATTGTATCATATCTGCTGGACCTTTCAAGTATCCAAGAGCTTGTAAAATACAACCATATAAAAGCACGTTCGGAGCGTTTTGACTTAACCAAGTAGACGTTTGTGTACTGGATAAACCATCAGGCTTGTACGTGTATGCGAGCTCACATGTTAATGCAGCGTCCGGGGTTGGCGCAATATAGTGCGTGTTGTCATCCCACATAGCATAAAACTTAGGGGTACCTGTTGCCGTTCTATCGGGCCAATACTCATTCATAAACGAAATATCTTTCTGTAGCAAGTAAGTTCTATCTGGTTCGGCTGCAGCAGCGTCATAAATTTGAATATACCGTGAATTTTGCCAGTCAGAAGGTAATGGTAAAAAAGGATTACCTATAGTTAATACAGCATAATCATATTTACGATAATAAGTAAGATCAACTGTTCTTAAAATTAGATCCTCTATAGATTCTATAAAAGGCAGGACAATGGCATCAGATAAAACATTAGTATCTGTTTCCGTGTAGTTTCTTACATTATCATTTAAATCTGAGTATTCGGTCATGACGTGGTCACTGTAACATTTCCAGTTCGGGAGATCAATTGTGTTTTCTTATTGGGTTGTTGCATACTTAATGGCATCATACTTTTTCT